ATACAGCTAAATATAAGTCACTTTCTGTTGCAATAGCAACTTGGAAAGAACTTGGAATACAAGCAGAAAGAACAAATAGAACTAGATCTAAAATGGTAGATAAACTTTTAAAGTTCTATAAAGAAAACAGAGGAGAAAGAACAAATGGAAGACAGAACTCATAAAATCATTTGTCACGATTGTGGTGGTAATGGTTACCGTAAAGATTGTTATGGTGAAGTTTATCAATGTAAGAACTGTAAATCACAAGGTGAGATAGTATTTACAGAAGAAGAAATGTTAGAGAACATTGATGATGCAGGGATGCCAGTATGACATATAAAATTCAAATTATATTGTTATGTTTATTGTTAGCTGGTTGTCTTGGTCCAGAACTGTTAAAAGTAAGTGGTGTTGGAATAAAAATGGGAGATGTAATAACCGTTCCTCATAAAATAGAAACTTTAAAGAAAGATAAAAATGACTAAAAGAAAAATATCTGGCTACTATGGCTATTGGTGCCATGTTAAAAAGAAACGTGTGTTTAAAACTTTGTATGTAAAAGAATGAGTCAAACAATTGTAAATATAGTTTATGCTGAAATTACAGCTATTGTTGTAATGTGCATCGTAATTTATTTATTATACCTTAATAAAAAATGAAACGTGGACCCAATGATTTAGATGAGATTATCTATCGTCTAACAAAAGAAAATAAAAAGTTAAAAAGTAAATTAAAACTTTTATCTTCTAAAAAATTGGTTGATAAAATTTTAAAATGTAAAGAAAGTATGTAATGTTAAAAATAAAGTTGAGAGAAGATCTTTGTAATTTTGCTTGGGATACTGTTAACAAAAGAAATTTTGGTAACAGGAAAGCCGGAGCGAATGGTAATAAAGAACAACAGTACACTGGTATCCTTGGCGAAGCAGTGATCTATGATCTTGTTTGCAATAAATTACCTACGTATGATGAATCGGGGCTCGTGGATATTCATATCAATGATAAAAAAATAGACATCAAAACAATGGGCCGAACCGTTTATATGAAAGATTTTTATGTTCACAACTTTGTTGGTTATCAAATGAAATTTGAAAATAACATTTATTTATTTAACAGCATCATGAAAAAAGATCGTATGATTGAAATATGTGGTTGGATGAATCGTTTAGATTTTTTAAGTAAAGCTTCTTTTTTTGATCGAGGTACAGTTAGAACTCGGTCGGATGGTAGTACGTTTGAAACTAAAGCACCTTTATATGAAATACAAAATAAAGAATTAAATGAAATTAATTCGGTTGAAGATTTAAAAAAGATTGGATTATGAAACGAACTAAAAAAGATTTAGAACTAGAATTTATTTATAATGAACTGTTTGATAAGATGGTTGAACTTGTATTGCGTTATAATGAACCACAGATTGTAGCTTCTACTATGATGGCACAGGCAATGCGGTTATATAAAACTGTATTTAAACATGAAGGTGAATTTAAAGAAGCTATGGAAACTATTATGAAACAATCTAAAGATATAAAACCTTTTAATCATCAAACATTACACTAATGAAACACAATCCTAAATTTGTATATCCTAAATCAACACGATCTTCTGTAGACGGTCATAGGCACTATGATCTAGGTGAAGCAAAACTTCCATCGGTTACTACAATACTATCCGCAACACAGCCACCGGAGAAAATGAAAGCACTTGCCGCGTGGAAGTTAAGAGTGGGCGAGGATGAAGCAGCGCGGATCGTGGATAATTCTGCAACGCGTGGAACTGCAATGCACAGAATAATAGAAAGCTATTTAACAGGTCAATATCATTTAGATTTAACGGATGTAGGACGCAATGCTCATAACATGGCACAAACCATCATAGACAAAGGATTAAATAATAAAATCAATGAATTTTATGGCATGGAAGCTACCTTATATTATCCAGATCTATACGCTGGATCTACAGATTTAATAGCTCAACATATTGGATGCGACAGTATTATTGATTTTAAACAAACGAACAAACCTAAAAAAAGAGAATGGATTGAAGATTACTTTGTGCAAGTTGCAGCTTATGCAATGGCACATGACCATGTTTATGGAACTAAAATTGATAAATGTATTATCATGATGTGTGATCCTACGAATACATATCAAGAGTTTGTGATTCGTGGATATGAAATTAGAAATTACAAATACAGATTTTTAAGAAGACTTGATCAATATTACAATCAGAAAAAATAATGCCACTCAAAGATCCAATAAAAAGAAAAGAATATCATAAAAAATATCGTTTAGATAATTTGGAAAAAGTTAAAAAAATGACAAAAATTTGGATAGAAAATAATAGAGAAAAATTTAATAAACTTGTAAATAAATCATATCATAAAAATAAAAAGAAAATAATTAAAAAAAACATGGAGTATGAAAGAAAAAGACTTCAAACAGATATGAATTGGGTATTAAAAAAAAGATTAAGAAATAGATTACGACAAGCATTAAAAGGTATTTCAAAATCTAAAAGCACTATGGAACTTTTAGGTGTACCTCATATGGATTTTTTAAAAACATGGATAGAATGTAAGTTTAAGGAAGGAATGACTTGGGAAAATAGGCATCTTTGGCATATTGACCATATAATACCTTGCTCATCTTTCGACTTGACAAAACCTGAAGAACAGGCAAAATGCTTTCATTATACAAACTTACAGCCCTTGTGGGCCAGCGAAAATCTGTCAAAAGGAAACAGAATAAGCTAAAATCAACTTACATCGCGGGAGGACTACGTGAATAATTTAAAACATTATGTACTGTATCAGATAACACTACTTTGGGTTTTATTGTATTGTTTGTAGTTTTTTCAGAACCCGCCTTTGGCTATAAGAACAACAGAGAATTCATAGAATCGGTCAATAAATGCGCTGATTATCTTGATAAAAGATATAAAAAAGAAGAAAGAATACCTAGAAAATTATTACTTACACAGGCGGCTTTAGAATCTAACTATGGTCGTAGTCGTTATGCTTTAGAGGGAAACAATTTAATGGGTATATATCAGTTTAAAAATTTACATACTGGCATGACCCCTGCACAGAACCCAAATGCGAAGTTTAGAGTGGCTAAATTTAAGTCTAAATGCCATTCTGTAGACTATTATATAAATTTGCTTAATACGAAAGACTCATACAAATCATTTAGAAATGAGCGTGAATTACAGTCAAAACTACGTGTTAATGATGTAAACCGATATTTTAATCTATTGTATAACTATTCTACTAACCCAGAATATCCACAACTATTGAAAAGAACTTATAAAGAAATAACTGATATGGGTTTTTAATGTGGGGTTTTTAGGCCCCACACCGTTTGTTTACTCGTCTTCGTCTTCATCTTCGATATCATCGTCTAGATCTTCGTCTTCGTTACATTGACATTGATTATCCTCAAGCTCTATAACTTTATCTCTTAAAGTGTCTAGATCTTCTTGGATTCTATCCATGATATCTTCTATTGATTGTTTCTTTTTAGCCATGCTGAATTACCCCCTATCCGCGATTCGCTAATATCAGATCATTGTGGCATGACAAGGGGAAAATGGTGCGCGGAACGTGGATCGTTGATTTATATAGCTTTTTTATATTTCGCCGCCACCATAAGAAAAGTTTTAGGGGTAGTTATGAAATATTTTTTTTTACTTTACCTCGTGGCGCGTGGCGACGGTGGCGTAAATCGTCTAGAAGTGTTGGTATACAATAATAGTAGACTGTTTTTATGTCCGCCACGGAAAAATAATCCTTGGCGTGCAACGATTCTGGAGGGGCTTGTATCAACGATTCGCCACGGCAGGAATATACTATTGATTTATATATCTTTTTTGGACTATGCGTTTTATAAGGCTTTTTAACAAAAGTGTTGATTTTATTGACTTTACACTTATTCCGCTACGCGACCCCCTTTTTCAAATTTAATTTGCAAAAGGGGGGTAAAAATTTTACTTATGTAGGATGAGCATTAATAAATATCCTAGAGTTAGAGTTCATTGGATTGATATACTTGGTGACACAGGCTGGGCGGATGAAGATGAATTCCAGGAAATGAAATGCAGTACTTGTGTAAGTGAAGGACATCTATTCCATAAAGATGAAAACTCTGTTATGACTTTTGCATCTTATGAAATTGAAGATGGAGAAATTATAAGTTATGGCGACAGAAATATCTATCCTATTGGAGTTATTAGAAAAATCGAGTATCTCTAGTTGTATCTATAGAACTAACTACGGCTGCTTGTTATTATCTTCTTGCAAGTGTTCTTCTATTTGATTTTCATTAACAACATTAAAATCAGCTTCAACAAGTAAACCTTTATTATCTTCTAAAATTTGTTTCATCTTTGCTTCTAGTTCAGCAGGAGTTAAACTATCTAATGAACCATATTTAATTATCTTTTGATCTATATATAAACCTGCAGCTTTACCACGTGCTACTTCTGCATTGATTGCAGCACTCCAGGCACCTTTACCTTTTGATTCATCTCTCAATCTTGCAAGTTCTGTAATATGATTTTCAAAAGTAACTTCGTATTTCTTTTGCACTTCTTCACGTAGTTCGCCAATGTACTTTGCAACTAATGGATATTTATTTGGATTACGTAATTCTGCTGCTGTAGTTCTTGCTCTCTCTGGTTCATAGCCAGCTTGTTTTGCAGCTTCTGTTCCTGTCATTCTACCTTCGTTGTAGACAAGAAGTTCTGCAAACTTCATTTGCTTTTCTGTTAATTGTTTTGGTAAACCCATGACTTGACTTATAACGTATCTTTTAGTATAGGTCAATCGGGGTCGGCTTACGAGAAGATGAATGATTAATGTTATACCTTCAGATACTGGGCCCCATGAAAAATTATGGTTGATGGGAAGTTATTAGCAAAGATTGTAGATTATTTCATGAAGAGTGAAATAGCAAAGAACGCACGTGTGCAAGTTCAAATGCCAAAAGGCGATTTAAGAGATATTGCAACAATAAAATTAATGGAAAATAAATTAGTTGGTTTATATGAAACCCACAGAATTGTTTTAGTTACCGAACCTGTTGGACATAAAATGCCTAGAGTTATTAGATCAACAGATCTAACGTAGAACCATACCAGCTACGGTGAAACCAGAAACAAAATTTTGGCACGAAGTTAAAAAAAATTTACCTGACATAGACTTCACAAGGCTAGAATCTTGGGCGTCTTTTGGCGTTCCAGATCTATTATGTTACCACGATTCTTGTGCATTTTTTATGATTGAGTTGAAAGTTGCAAAAGGGAACAAAGTCCACTTATCAGCACACCAAAAACTGTTCCATATGACTCATCCAAAGCGATCTTTTATCCTAGTAAAGACAGACGCTCCTCGATCCGTGAAACTTTATGAAAGCTCCGCGGTCACCGAATCGGGGCTCTCGCTTGTGCGCTCGCGAGCTTGTGCGCTTGATGACTGGACCGCTATCCGCGCTTGTTTGCTCGGGCGCTCGGGCGCTTGAACGCTTGCAAGCTTGTGCGCTCGTGCGCTTGAACGCTTCGCGAAACGTGGGTTGTGGTTGGCGGGCCTGAAAATTGGGACTAGACAGGCCCATAATGTTAATGTTTACCGTATGCTATATTAGGTATTGATTTATCCCAACACGCCCGGCAGCTTAAGCATTTATTATCTTGCTCCGCTGCTGGACATGTTTTTCCTTCTGTGACTACAGTAGAAGTATGTTGCCAGGACGATGACGGCGAACCGTCGACCTTCGTCGCTGATAATCTTATAATTAGGTTAGCTGGTACTTGATCCGGCGTAACCTGTGCAAGTATCCCCGCTTCGCGTGTCGGCATCCAGTGATTAACATCCGGTGTTAACAGACAAACGGCGAATATTTTTTTAAGGTGATCAAGTGATTGGATATCTCCAGAGTCGTGCCATCTAAACCATTTTGATTTATGACGCAGTATCTGGGCAGCCATTGCCTGGGTCCAGCGTGGATCAGTAATAGAATCTAAACGTTTGTATTGCGCTGCTTGTACATTCGGGAATACGTAACAGCCTTTTAAGGCGTAGCAGCCGTGACAGACTGTGCCTGGAATTTTTGCGAGCTTGCTTCCGACCTTGCATTCCTTTGCAGGTATACCGTACGCCCAACCAGGCATTTTTGACGGTTTGGATAACGTGCCGGTGATTTCGTCTAATTCATTTATTTTCATATATCCTACAATATCCCATATGTATTTATTTGTCAAGCTTGTGCGCTTGCAAGCTTGTACGCTTGTTCGCTTGCGAGCTTGCACGCTTCGCGTTTGGCGCAGCGCTGGCCGCGGGTAGGCGGGCCGGCGTTAATTCATACATATGAAATCCAGGTTCGGTGCCCGGGATTTTTTTAAATCCCAGGGCTTTTAATTTTTTACCAACTGCAGTCATAACCAATATTTTGATTTTCTTTTAATTGGTCTTTGCACCAATTAATAAATTTCTGGTCTTGTTCAGCATATTCCGTAACTTGTTCTTCTTGGAATTGTTGTCCCCAGAAGAAACCATCAGGAGCAAAATAATCATAATATTTATTTTTACATGCTTCCTCTAAACGCTCAACTAACTCATTTGTGATTTTAACTCCACCTTGTCCACCATTAAAGCCAAGATGTTGTAAATCATTCATCGTGTTATGTTTTTGTTCTTTGTTTTGTTCGTTAAATTCTTTTGCCATAAACTGCTGTAATCTAGCATGCTTACGCCAATAGAACTCTTCTTTAATGTTTCCGTTTTCATCACGAAAACCTGCGTATTGGTCTAGTCCCATAGTCACTCCTTTGTTAGTTTATTTTTCTTTCTATTTGTGTTGTGTGGAATACAGGAAAACTCCCAGTGCTTAACTCACACACAACGTAAATACTATATCACTTTCCACGTTCCGTGTACATGCGACATATTGTCGCAGGCTCGTGAGCTTGCTCACTTACAACCTAGGGTTATGTCAATGCGACATATTGTCGCAGGCGCTTGCGCGCCTGCGAACCAACTAGAAAAGGTCGTCCTTTGGGATTGGTTAACCAATTTACAAGGCCGCGTATCCCAAAGGTTGTTCTTAAACGATGCTTGTCAAAAAATATCTTTTTTGAACTATCTCTTTTGTTTTAGTAATAACGCATTTGTTATTTAAAAAAACAATTCATAAGAACTATATCCTATATAATCCCATTGACATTAATTTCAAGGTATGAAATAAAATAATTCTAACTAAAAAAAGGAGAAAGTATGACTACAAGTAAGTTAAGACTAAATACTGATATAAGAAAAAAAATCGGTAGTTTAATTTTATCTCATTTTGAAAATGAGAAAACTACTGAACTTGAAAACTTTGTATCAGCTAAAGAGGATATTGATAATGCTTACAATAGAGCATTTAAAATTGCTACTGCGATTGTAAGTAGAGCATATCCAAAAAATGATGTTGCAACCTTACAAGCACTTAAAAATAAATATGGTAGGGCTTGTGATGTTGTTGCAAAAGATAGTTGTTTTTATTTCGCTAATGTTGAAATGAAAAAACCAGAACAAAGTGATGACAATGTTGCTGAACATTTTGATTTCACTTTAGAAGCAAATATGAGTGGACGATTTGATAGTTTGGATTTTAGCAACGCATACTTTAGAAATGAACTAAAGGGTGCTGGTATTAATCCAGAAATAACTATCCAAAACAAAGCACAAGATAATCGTAGCAATCCACATTGGACACAAGAGGTGGACAAGATTAAAAAATTTCTTGGCTACAATAATGATAGTGGAATATATCAAGATTGGAAATCTAAATTTGCTCTTGATGTAATCGGTACAAGTTATTGTCGTTCAAGAACTATACCTTGCACTCAAAGTGAGTTTAATGAAATGAAAGTTTTTAAACTTGCTAGAGAAAGTTTTGTGAATGCTCATTATGCTTGGGCTGAACATATTTTTAAAGATATGAGAGATATTAATAATGCTCTTAAAGATTATAAATATGTTAAGGACGCAATAGACCTTTGTGGTGCATTGGGTTTAAATATTAATGAAAATGAACTGCAAAGAACTGCTGGTGTTTCATTAACTATTTATCAGCCAGAAAACTTGGCAAACCTTATTAAATCAAGAAGAGCAAAACAAGATAACAAAGCTGTTATTGCTCAATTTAAAAAGGCAAGACAAGCACAGGTTGCAACACATTAAGTATTGACACTTATGGGATAATATATTAAATGTTATCCCATAACTAACTAGAAAGAAAAATATGAATATAGATAATGGAGTAAATTTCGTAGTAAGTTTCGTACCTGAAACTATTAACGGAGAAAAAAATGTAAATCAAAAAAGAGAATTCCGTTCAGCTAAATTTGATGACAAGTCAAAAGTTTGGACTACAACAAAAGGCGAAACTGTTTTGACTTATTTTGATTTAGATAGAAATGGATATAGAACAGCTAAAAACTTTACAATAACTTTAAAAGGATAATTATGTCTAAACATATTTGCCAAGGAACAAAGTGTCATACATATGACACTCAATCAAGAATAAGAGGAACAAAAGGAAATAAAGTTTTGCGAACTCGATATGCATACGGCAGCAGCGATAGCTGGAATGCAAACCGTTGGGAACTTTATTTCTGTGATGAGCGCTGTATGAATGATTGGTTAAAAGAACATATTCAACAGTTTATGCAAATTGTTGGAATCAATACTAAACCAAATGAAACTCCCGTTGAGGTTGTAAAAGAAGTTAAGACAGGCTGGAGAGGCGAGTATGTTGATACAGTTATAAATATTAAAAATAATGTATTGACATAATATCCCATATATATTAATTTAACTGTGAGTCGCCTAACCTTGTAATGTAAAGCGACTCACTAAACTAGAAAGGAAAACAAATGCAAGTAGTTAAGTATAACGACATAGAGTACAACATACCGTTTGATGTTGATTTAACATTAGACTCAAAAGATAAACTAATCGATGTTGCTAACCCGTTCAGCGGTGCGAAGGCAAGCCTGCCTTGGTTAGCTGTTGCTGTGTATGATTTGATAATGGGTGCTCAACAGTTCGAGGACTATAAGACAGTGCAACAAGGTTGTGATTGGTTCGCTAAACATTTCCCTAAAGAATATATGACATTACTAGATTGATGTAATCAATCGTAGGTTGTGCGCCGCTTCGCGGCGCGCTTGCCTCTCCTCTTGGAGCGCGCTGCGCGCGCTCGCTTACTATCTTGTTAATAATATATATCGCTTGCTAGCTTGCGGGCCCACCCACCCCACCCAACAGTAACCCCCTTGACTCTAGCTTGTGCTCTAACGGGCCCACCCACCCCCATAAATGCTAAAAGGGGTCCCAAAACTTTAACCTTTAGTCCTAGATTTAGACATTTAACCATGATAAATACTTTATAAAAAATATCAAAGGTGCAAAAATTTTATAAAAAATTTTATAAAAAAATTTTATGGATTTAAGTAAGATAGACTTGAATAAACTTCCCGTGGACTCACGTAAGGAGTTTATGAAGTATGCAATTAAATTAGACGAAAAGAAAAAA